TGACGACGCATAATATTAAAAAGGTCTACAGGGATAAGGCAGCAGGTAAGGAAGAAGAATGAAATCTTTCAAAGAATATATGCACGACTACGGAACTGATGCATCAGTCAAATATATGAAGTCTAAGACTCCTGGTCAAAAGCAAGAGTTTAGTATGCCTCTACTCGCTAAACCTGCGAAGAAAAAAACTTCGCCGATATCAGATTTTCAAAAGTTAAAAACTCACATGAGAGATAAAAAAGATGGAAAAGTTCAGAAAACACAGAGAAGATGAAATTGATGAAATTTGCGAATCATGTGATCTTTATGAAGATCTAGAGATTACTGAAGCAGAGTATCAAGGGAAGAAAGTTAAACTGAACGATCCTATTCGTACCAGTGAAAACCCCAATAAGAAATTTAAGGTTTACACTAAAAATGAAAAAGGTAAAGTCGTTGTTGTTCGTTTCGGTGATCCCAATCTAAGTATTAAACGGGATGACCCTGCACGTCGTAAATCATTTCGTGCAAGGCATAATTGTGATAATCCAGGACCAAAACATAAAGCGAGATATTGGTCTTGTTATCAGTGGAGAGCAGGTGCAAAGGTAGATAATTAATGCCAAGAGTAAATGAAAATACAGAGGTATCGTTACCACTTCGTAACATGATAAGTCTTATCGCAGGTGCATCACTAGCGACATGGGCATATTTCGGTATCGTAGAAAGATTAAATAATATCGAGACTGCACAGACTATGATGAAGTCCGACCTCGAGATGAATACAGAGTTTCGTATCAAATGGCCACGTGGTGAGATGGGTTCACTTCCTGCTGATAGCGAACAGTTTATGTTGATAGAACACGTTGCAAATGAAATAGAAAAATTAACAACAGAAATAGAAAGTGGTCAAGCACCATTTGATCAACAACAAAAATTGCAGATTGAGTTTATGTTACAGAGAATTGAACAGTTAGAGGCGACACACGAAAAGATTCGTGCTGATATGATGGATTTGATTCATGCGGCAAGTAATATGAAACCACCCTCTGCAAATAAACACGCAGGACACTAAAATGAAAGCAGGAGAGTTCATAGTTTTATTAATGTTCTTTGGGGATCCAGTGAGTCTCAAAGAATTTACGGTCAGAGACGGTTTATCCGAATGTTTGAGCGCAAAGAGAACTATTGAACGACAGATCCGTGGCGGTAAATCAAAACAACATAAGAGCAGTTTAATACTTTCTTGCCGTAAAATGGAAGTATTGGTAGATGCAGATTATAGAATACTTGAGTTTGTAAAACCAGAAAAAGATGACATCAAGGTAAGGTAATGGTTGAAACACCAGAAACGAATGCGAAACGATTAGATAGAATCGAGGAAAAACTCGACAAACTTGCTGATGCTATGATTAGCATGGCCAGAGCAGAGGAGAAGATTACTGCCTTGCAAGATGATCACGATAAGATGTATGAGAGACTTAATAGACTTTCTGCAAAATTAGATGATATAGAGAAAAAGGTTGACGATAATTCTCGTACAGTGAACCTTATAAATAAGATTGTATATGCGGCAGTGATTGCCGCAGTTGGGACGTATGTTGCCCACATGTGGATGTAAAAGGAGAAACAAATGTTTAAAAACATCTGGAATGAGTTTCGGGCAACTCAACAATCGCTCGACGAAAAGAAAAAGACTGAAGCAGCAGATGATGATACAGTACGGATGATGAGAGCAAATCCTAAAATGCAAAAACAGGCAGGTCCTGGTGGTTTGAAAGGTCTAAATAAAAAGGCACAGAAAGATGTCAAAACTGCACTAAAAAATGATAATACCAATGACCAAGAAGATGATGGTGACGGTATGGATAAAGTGCAACCAAAAGCATTAAAGAAAAAATTCAAAGATCGTAAAGACAAAGATATTGATAACGATGGTGATGTTGACGGTTCAGATGAGTATTTACATAATCGTCGCAAGACAGTCTCTAAAAAAGTTGATGAGATGGATGACGAAATGAACGGTGACGATAAGAAAAAGAAAAAGAAAGTTATCGGTAAAGAAAAAGAAGGTGATGTAGAAGTCAATCCTAAAATGGATAAAGGAAAAATGAATGAAGCAAAGGCATCTGACTTCAAAGAAGTTGCTGTGATGAAGGGTAAAGGTGGTGCTCAGGTTAAGATCGTGAAAGACAAGCAGGGTAATCACACTGCTTTATTCTCAGGCAAAGGTTCTACTCAAGTTCCTATTAAAAAGATGGATAAGAAAGTTCTACAAAAAGCACTTGACAGTTTTTCCAAGAATGGTATGATTGGTAACACTCTTCGTTCTATTGAAGAAAAAGCATCAATCCGTGATAGACTGATGTCAGTTCTTGGTGAAGATATGGCAAAAAATCGTAATCCTAACGCAGCGAAAGCAGAAACACCTGAAGATAAACTGAAGGGAAAAGGTGCTAAGGATATGATGAATCAACCTACAGAAAAAGATGATACTGTAGAAAAAGGTCACGATGATGCGTCAAAGGCAGGAAAGGTTACGAAACCTGCTGCTGCTCGTAATGGTGCTGACGCTGTACGTTCCGGAGACCAGAAGATTAAGAAGGTTGCAGAAGCATACACTAAAATGTATATCGACGAAGCATTAAAATATGTGGAGCAAGATAAAACTGGACCTCTAATCAAATCTATGGATATTATAGATAAAGAACTGACCAAACTTCAAAAGTATGGTTTGAAAGATGAGGGACGGGATGCTGCTGAAACGAGGAAATTAACAGCAGAAGCAACTAAGGGATATCAAGATACTCTTAAAAAATTGGGCAGAGCATTAGATGATGCAAGAGGATCTATTTACTAAGGAGAAAATATAATGGCGATTACACCACCCGCATGGGCAAAAGATGCGATACCAACCGCAAAGGGTTGGACTCATCCTAGAACAGGTGAAGTGCTAAAGGCACAGAAGTTTTCACAGGCGCAACTTGATGAATATTTTGGAAACGATGTTACAGTTCAAGCAACACCGCAACCATTATTCGAAGCACCTGTTACTACAGAAGAGTGGGCGGAAGAACACTATGATGAAGAAGAGGAAGAAACTGAAGAAGAAGAGTAAGAAATTATATACATAACTTTGCTATGATAAATTTAAATGAAAATAATCTTTTACTCTATGCTGCGAAGCATTATTATAATCCGACTTTCTCTGATATAGAAGAGTTTAACGAGGATTTGAAACGGTTTAAATATGTCAAGCGTTTAGTCAATCGCTATCTTGAATCTGGTGTATTGTCTGAACGCTTGATATTAAATCACTTGATAGTTATCTTCAATGTATTTGGAGTAGAACCTGCTGTAAATATGTTGTGGGTTAAATTAGAAAAGGAACACTGGCCAGTTATAAAACCATTCCTGATATTTTTAAATTATATTAAAAGCGATGAACTAGGAATATTTCCACTGGATGATAAAGTTGTAAAGGCATTAAGAAAAATCTAATGGGTATTATTAAAAGAGCAGCAGATCTTACATACACCTTTCGGTTTATCCGTATGCTTGTTATGCGGTGGGAAAACTGGGATGCCTACAAGATGGGAATCATCGACAAAGAAGGTAAGCGGATAAAAGATAAAAAGATTGAAACGAGTGAGGAGAAAGCATCCTACACTCCTTTCATACGTTTATGCGCAAACATAAAACGTCTTGTATCTAAAGTTCCTGGTGGCGGTTCTAAACTTGGTTCTTTCGCAGCAGCACTTTTTTTAATTAAAGAAAAATACACTTTAAATGACACGCACCTAAAAAAGATTTTAGAAGAGGTTGGCGTCGAGTCTCTAGACTTTTTATCTGAGTCTTCTCAGTGGTTTGTACTTGAAGATAAGCAACTGTCTCCTGGGTTGTATAGGGTTTTTGAAGGAAAAATATTGAACACAACTTGCGAAGAGTTTTGTTTTCCTCGTGACCAAATACGAATAGAAGATAATTGTTATCCTATCGGTGATGTATTCGGTTTGGATATATACGAAGCAACTCATGTAAAAACTAATCAACAAATATATGTTACGATAAGCGAGATATTCAAATGAGTTTATGGGCAAATATACACAAAAAACGTGAAAGAATCAAAAGAGGTTCTGGGGAACGTATGCGTAAACCAGGAGAGAAAGGTGCACCAACTGCTGATCAATTAAGAAAAGCGAAGGGTGAAGATACTACTACTGCATCGATTCCTAATCCTGCGACTACGAGTATGGGACCTTCAAGATATCTTGATCGTAGATCTAAGAAGAAATTAAAACCGTTGAAAATGTTTCGTGATTACTATAATAAACATGGAATCGGTCAATGAGTAGAATCAGAGACTTAGCAGCGATTCTCGGTAGAACAGAAGCAGCGAATCCAACGAACACTGCTCTAGGCACTGGTAGTGGAGGAGGTGGCACTGACTCTGCTGCTGTTATTCAACTTATT